CGGTCAAGACAGCGCGCGTCCCTTTTACCACCCGACTAGGAGACTACTAGCCAGGTGAACGCTTGTCTGCCGTTGCTTGGTTGCCACTAAGGTAATGTGGCCTACCTAACCACCGTACACTGTCGCACTCAGTGTACGCAACCAGCGTCTTCGGCCACTGGCGGGATTGCCTCTTGCGGCGCCTACCTACGTAGGCGGGCAATGTCTCTAGTCGCCAGTCTCAAGCGAAGTATCTTGGTAGTGGTAGGCAGTTAAGCTTAAGAATTCTCTCCTCTCATGAGCTTGCCTTCTAAACTGTTCGCACCCTGAGGTTACCATACTGAGTAGCAGTTGTCAAGCGTTCGAGCGGTTGAGTTCTGGTGATGATTGCTGGCGATTTGGTGGTAGTTACGCGATATGGTACTGAGGGATACGTAGATTAGTGCGTTCAGTTGTCTACGTATGGCAGTGGTCGTTAGTCGCGTATCCGTAGGCAAGGATATTCATGATTCGCGTAATTCTATGGCTTGCCATAGACCGCGCGTGTACGCGCGTGTGGAGTGTTGGTTCGTAGGAAGCAGGAGAATAGGTGCTGACTGAGAAAACACTGAGTGAGGCAAGCGTCATAGAGACTGGAGTGTTTGGTGTTGGGAAGTGGTTGCGACGCGCCAATTCCCGCAACGATTGCACGCGCCACTTCCCACGACGATTGCACGCTCGACAATTCCTACGACGATTGCACACGCCAATTCCTACGACGCTTGCACGTTCGACAATTCCCGCGACGATTGCGCGCGCGCCAATTCCCACAACAATTACGCGTTCACCAGCCTACCCACACACGCACAAACCCACACACGCACAAACACACACACACACACAAACACTAGGCGTTTATAAAAGAACTCGCACGCACGCACACGCACACACGCGCGCAAGGTTGCTTGTGTGTCGTAGTTCGTACGTCATAGGAGCATACAATCACGTATACGAGCAAGTCAATGTCGCATGTTTCCCGCGAGGGGAGGGTGGTATGCCTGAATCGGTTGCGGATGCGGAAGGGTGCACTGGAGTCCCATGCCAATTTGCACCCCCTCCCGGATTCCCCCGAATTCCGCATCCAGACAACAAAAATCCCCGGTGCCACTGGTCATGCCAGCGACACCGGGGTCACTACTGATCCTGCATCCACCGAATGTACTCTTCGTCGTAGTACGACGGCCACATCACCTCCTTTGCCTGGTCATCATACGGCGTGTAGCTGCTGGGAAGGAAGCGATTGTGCTCACTCGCATCCCGACACGCCGCATAACCGCCTACCACCAACAACACGATGATGAGCCACTGCGTCCACGACGGCAACGGTCGCACCCTCGGATCCGCCACACCCTGCCTCCGATCGGGTCTCCGAACACTCCGCAACCAACCAGCCCCTGCAAACACTCCGCCAGGGGGTACCCTTCCTGTCCTCTTCACTATACAGGGGAGATGTCCTTCATGGGAGGTGTGTTCTGTGTCCGTACGTGGTCGTGTGTTTCGGTGGATGGCCGTCTTTCGCTGCACAGCGAATAACGGGTATTATCCGCAAGACCGTCAGTGCAGCATTCCCTACCCACCGTTCAACAGCATTTGTATCCCCGCGTTCACCATGAGAATACCGATCGCTCCCGTAAGCAGACTTACAACAACCAGGACCACGGGAACAACCAACGGAATATCAAGACAATACTCCAAGTCATCAGCGATGTTCATTAGGGCTATGGCAAACACGAAAGCAACGATTCCTACCAGTAAAGGCAACATCCAACTCACCTCATACATCAAATGTCCACCCCGACGAGGAACTTCACAAAGTCCCAGTTCTCCCGTAAGGTGTTGAGCAGCGCCGGAGCCAGTGCCGAGATCGTTTGTTCCGCATCACCTTCGAAGCCCGACAGGTTGCCATACAGCCAGATTGCATGAAGCACCTCGTGCAGCAGCGTGATCGCTTGGTGGTCTGACTCCATGCCTGGCTTCAGTGTGATCGTTTGCTTCGCGTAGTTGATCCATCCCCAGCAATCCGCTGCCTCCGTGAGATCGGCGCTCTCCTCCACCCGATACCATACTGGACCGATCTTGATCGAACTCGGCACCCTCACTCCCAAGTCTGAATCCCCCTTCGATGAAAATGGCGGCGTACCAAATACCCCGCCTGCTCCTACGTCAATCGTGTCTTCCATGTCTGCTCATACTGCCGACGAATCACGTCGGTTAGATACACCACGTTACGCCGCATCAGTATCGCTTCTCTCGCTATCTGCTCACCATCCGTAAGCAGGCACATCCACCCTCCCGATCACCGCAATCCAGCTCGCAGGGTCCGTAGACGCTTAGGTCGTACATCCGATTCACGTAGTAGAAGCACTCTTCAACTGGCTCGAAGGCCATGTGCAGAAGGAACCGCAGTCGAACCCCGAGCCGATCCAGAACCTCCTTCGTGATCTCGTTGATCCCGCGAAGGTCTCCNGGTACTTCCTTGTACCGCACATTGAGGTCGTTCAGTAGCCGCCAGATCGCTTGGTCGATGTTCCTGGCCTCTTCTTCTGTCTGGAGCCGTCCCGCTTTCTCATACGGCTTGACCCTAGTCACCCAGAAGGACTCATTCTCCCAACTCCTCCAGGCGTCGAGGACTACACCCTCGTCGATCTTGATCCTGGAGCCTTGGTTGTAGTACAGGGACAGCAGTATGGGGGAGTCCGTGATGATCACGTCTACCTTACCCCGCAGATCCTCCTGCCGCTTCCGCTGCTCGTAGAAGATCTTGTCCTGGCTATCGAGGCTTCGACCTGCCCAAACCAGCTCCTTCGCGTACTCCCGAACCAGCTCGCAGTTGACCCCATGCAGCTTCAACAATGAAAAGACCCCGGCGGCGGTGGTTGACTTCCCAGCTCCGGGGCCAGCAAACAGGTTGACGACGAGTGTCACCGCACCCCCTCCTACCTGAAACACCGCTTCGTCAAACAATAACCTCGAAATACGAAGTTGAAGATCTTATTCGTGTTGATCCTGATACCGTATCCGACCCCGCTTCTCCGGATCCAATACAATGCCTTGTTCATGCCGCCGCCTGTTCGTTACGCCAAACCACGGTCCATTTAATACCCTTAATCCACGGGCGAGATCGCCGTATTGATCTCCGACATTTGTAGTAGGATCGGTTAAGCGGCTTATGTACCAGGCTACTCGGGAACAATTGTCGCGAGGCGTGGTCTAGTTGGAAACTCACGAGAAGGACTTCAGGCCACTCGGTTTCCCGTAGCTCCTTCCAAAGCATCTTCTGTTTCCAGCTTCGACGTGCGATCACCGTCACCTCCTCCACCTCATCCGGGAATCGGCTCCTGGAACCCAGCAGCCTGTCTGTGCCCACCACCTCCGTACTGGCGCGCAACCTGGCTCACGTCGAAATCGGGTCGAGACCGCAACGACCAATGCCGCACTCCATCGCCCCTGTCGTAGTAACAGGCAGCGAATGGGGCATCCGGATACTTCTCCAACAGGTACTCCCCAACCTCCGACCAGAACGCTGAGGCATTGACCACCGGCACGGTGTAACCACCCAGTTCCAGGAACCGAACCTGCTGGCACATCATCTCTACCTGCACGTCGGTGAATCGCAGGATACTCTCACCCTCGCTGATCAACAGATCAATGTTGTCCTTTAGATAGTCCCAAACATGGAACAGCATTGGGTAGCTCCTGAGCGCAGCAGATACGGCCCTACTGCCCCACAGTTCCCAGCGCCACAGATCCCGATCCTCAACGTAGGCCAGAAGTTTGGGTAGTGGTTCGTGTGGGTGCCAGAACTCCCAGGCCAGACGTGCCCCAGACTTATTCATGTCGAAGATGGCGAATGGGAGACCCTCCAGATCCTCCTGTGCCGTGGCGTGGTGATCCAGTACCGTCAGCTCAGCGCACCGCTTCGCCAACTCCTCCAGTTGATCCCGTGGGTAAGAGATGTCAACCATCGCCACCACTGCACCATCAGGGATCTCCGGCATTGGCTGTCCATACTGTGCCGGGATGTACGTTGCCCTGTCCCCGAGAGCACGCCACGCTGCCCACGCTGCACCGAACCCGTCGTGGCAGTTACCGTGGTAGATGACGACGGTCAGGTCACCTGGACTCACCCCTCCACCTCCATCTCAAGGTAACCGCCTTCTACATCCATGACCCACCAATTACGGATCTCTGGAACCTGAATGAGACTGACCGTCGCAATCTGATTCAGGCGTTGGTCTGGGGTCACAGCTCCTCCCCCTCCTCCAAGACGACATCCTCAAGCTTCTGAGGGAGGTGACAGTAGTCTTTTCTGTAGAACCATCCAGTGTCGTACTCGACCTCCTTCACCTTAGTGATACGGAACCCGTCGGGATAAAGGCGTCTCAACCTCTCCAGCGTGTCTCCGGGGGTGATGTAGGTATCCTCAAAGACCAGTTCTCCGTTGACATACCATCCCTCCCAGTCCATATCGCCACTAACAATCACGATCTCAACGTCAGGTACTTTACTCACAGTGCTACTCCACTTCTTTAAAGTCAGACAAGACAACGGGGTAGACCGACACGACTGATCCTCCTTCATGCTCCCGCTGACCGGATCCAGGTTGTCGTGACCGCAGGCATGGCAACGCCACGGACACGACACGACCTCCTGCCCCTCGGATCGGCGCAGGAGTTGGGATCGGTTACAGCGGGAGCACCAGACGCGGATCAGATCCAGGTAGGTAATGGTGCTCACCCCGCTTACTGTCCCCTTCCCTTATGCAGACTTTGTTGTGTGGTGGTCGTCTCGGAAGCCTCCTTCAGAGCCTTATCGAGAAGATCAACTGTGGTAGACAGGACGTTCAAATCGTTGCACTTTACAGCGTAGACAGCCTCCATCCGCCCCGCCAGAAAGTTCGGCTTGTATTCCCACTCAGCGCTCCTAAGAAGCTTTCGAGCAGCCTCCACTACCATTGAGGCATACCTGCGCACACTATTCTCGGTCTCCCTTGTCTGTGGCGTCTCCGCACCTTCTACGTAGTGGAAGGTGGCTACGGCGACCCGAGCGTCCTTCTTCAGGATCACCCTCTGCCCTTTAGCGATCGTGATCAATGTTTCTGGTCTGTTGTCATACCCAGGCCACAGATGGACCGGCTGCATCAACACACCACAATCAATGACAGAGGGCAGTGGGTGAATGTATCCCATCACATTCTCGGGGAGCGTGATGCGTTCCGCGAAGTGGATGGGCATGGTACCTTCACCGAGCAACCATCCGTAGTCATGCATGTAATACCGCTCCGTTTGCGGCGGTACTGCCCAGGTTCGCACGATCTCACCATACCCGTGGATGACTCGCTCGATATAATCCACGGTGAGCAGCACACCACCAAGTCCGAATGAATTGGGGCCGGTGACTTCCACCAGCCCCATCTCCCGGATCTCCTGTTCGCTCAGTGCTATCACCGATCCTCCTGTCCCTCCAACTCAAACTCGACAGCGAAATACCTGATGATATCGCCGTGATCGAGCTCGACCTCTACCAGGTCGTACGCCACACGGTCTAAGTTGTCCTCTCTCGGTGGATCAAACACCGTGATCGGGTAAAATCTCCCGTATTCCTTCTCCGCGCTTTCCGACGCCCTCTTCGCCGCAGAACCGAGGTCCGTAAAGATTCCGATATCCCAGTCGTCATAATCGTACTCGTCCATGTGGACGACTTTTAACAGGTACACGTTCATTCTCGAATTCCCGACCTTTCACCCTACTCCTCTCTTAAAGATGGTCTCGCGAAGTCAGTCTCCCTTTATTTCCCATTCTTCGATATCGAAGCCCACAAACCCCTCATCACTCAACCGAACCCGTGCGACTTCCCATCGGCGAGGTGCGTCGCTGTGGGGAACAGGTAGTGGCGGATCGAAGGTAGTGACGGGGTAGTACTCGGCGTAGTCATCCACAACAGCCGTGATTGCCCCCGTCACAGCGCCGTCGAACGAAGCGTACACACCCTCGATCCACTCTGCCGGAAGCTCTCTGTCTATGAGGTGGAATCTCTTGACAATGTACACCTCGGTCATGGGACAGACCCCATTTCGGCGATGGAGACCTTCACCACCCCTCCTAATCAATCAGTTTCACCGACTCCAGATTCGACGGTAGGTTGAGGTATCCCCGATCTCCCAACCAATGCGCGTCGTATTCCCTCACCTCCACCTTTGTGATACGCAACCCGCCTGGGTACCGCTTCATCAAGTCCGCCAACGCGTCTTCAAGATAGATGGAGTGGTGGTCGTCAACCAGTTCTCCGTTGACGTACCACCCCTCCCAATACAGATCGCCGCGCACAATCACGATCTCAACGTCAGGTACCGTGTTCATACTGCCACCACTAGACTGCCCGTCGCCGTGCACGTAGCCCTCCTAATCAATCAGTTGCACTGACTTCAGATCCGACGGTAGGTTGAGCCACCTATCATCTGCCAACCAGTCCGGGTCGTATGTCCTCACCTCTACCTTCGTGATACGCAATCCGTCTGGATACCGCGTCATCAACTCTCTCAGCGCGTCTTCAAGGTAGATGGCGTCGTACTGGGCAACCAATTCTCCGTTGACGTACCATCCATCCCAGTCCAGGTCACCACGAACAATCACGACCTCAATGTCAGGTACTGTGCTCACGCCGCCACCGCTAGACTGCTTGTTGTCGTGCACTTAGCCTCCTTCGTTCGAACAACACACAGCCGAAGTCATGGGTGGTGATGAAGAACGCACCACCCTCGACCCAGATCGAACTGTCGTTCGCCTCCATCGTTGCAAAAGGGGTGCGGCGGATTGGCTCCTCCGGTAGGATCCGGTAACAGACGCCAACCTCATGACCGTAGGTGGACCAGTTATCGAACCACCACTTACAGTCCTTACAGTTGCCCATACACCTTCTTACCCGTCAAAACTTGACCTCGCACACATCGCCGTCACAGAACCGAGAATCCTGCCCATCGCCTGAAAAGGTGCTCCAGTCCACCTCCTGAATCTTTGCCATCCGCTCCTCGTACTCCTGTTTGGTGATCCGCTCGTACGGCATCTGCTCGTACACGTTGTCGTCGTCAGGCAGCATCGACATCGACTTGATCTGCGGGGCGAACATGGACAATACCTTCTCGATGTCCTTCGCCTCCGACTTGGAGAAGGTGAGCGTGTTCGACACGGCGTTGTCCGCCCATTCACGTTGGAGGAACGCCACCATCGCCGCCTGTTCCCAAATCGACACGTCGGACACCGAGCGAGTCTTCCCCTTCCCCGCTGCCTGGGGGAATTCGAAGACGAGCGTGTTGTCGGAGTACAGGTCCGGCTCGTGCGGGATCCCGGCGGCGATCAACCGCTCGGCAACGGGACTCCCCTCACTCACCCGCATCCGGCGGATGTAGTAGCGATGGACAGGCCAGTGCATCCCAGGGCTGACTCCGGCAAGCTGGGAGATGGTGCCCGAGGGCTTCACCGTCGTCACCCGAATCGACGGCGCGACCCTGGCCTCTTCCGCCAGCGCCCAGTTAATCGGGACCACAATGTCCTCATAACCGGTGCGGAGGATCCGGGTCAGGTGGGCGATGCTCGTCGCATCGACCCAGTCCGCGATGCCGGAGATGGATACACCGATCCGGCGATTCCGCTCCACCACCGCGTTTGTCTCACGGGAATGGCTGGGCAGGAGCGCCACCGTCGAGGCGTAGATGGTCGCCAGCTCCATCGCCTCGTAGATCTCCTGCTCGTTCCGGCAGCGGGTGGGGAAGACCTCCGCCAGGTTGCAGAGTTCGTGGCTCTCCAACGGCACCTCGGCACACGGGTTGAACCCCACGGCACGATCCGGTGACTTCTCCTTGAACCGCCCATACTTCTGGACGTTCATGAGGTTGATCACCCCCGGCTCGCCGTTGTCCCGAATCCGCTCAGCAATGGTCGGGAGCAGCAGGAAGTCATCCGGCTCCCGGAGGACCACGCTGTTGTTACTCATCCACCCGATTTCGGCGCGCTCGGGATACAACCCGTAGTTCTTGAGGTTGAGAAATTCCAGGTCGTGGATGGACCCGGTGGCAAGCTCCGCACTGCGGCGCACGTTGCCTGCGACCACACACGCGCCGATGGCGTTCATCACGTCAACAATGAGGCGGGTGGCGCTGATCCGTCCCTCCGCGTAGGCGTCGAGATAGGAGCGGAGTCGTTCGTGGAGCTGTCGGAGCGGTTCCGGACCCGAGGCCACACCACCGAACCCACGGATCAACGACCCAGCGGGACGAATCTGGCTGTAGTCGAAGTCAACTGCCGGCACCTCGCCGTCGCAGAAGTAGGACCGAATCAGCATCTCAACGGAATTGACCCACCCTTCACGTGAGTCATGAATCGAGACAACCAACCGATCCGGACCAGGCTTGACTGCTTTACGAAGCCGCTGGTTATTGGTACTGAACCCAACACCGACACCCAGCATCAGGCTGTCCATGAGCCATCCGGCAGCGTCAGCCAGGCTATCGGTGACATCAATGAACCCGCAGTTGTTCAGGGCGTGTGAGCCGCGTTCGAACACATACTCCGTCCCCATGGCCCACAGCCCACGGCCAGGGGGCAGGAAGCGCATCTCAAACATGGCGTCAGCCATTCTGGTGGCAATGTCAGTCCAGCGGCTCTCATCCCACCGGCGCCCGATCTTCTTGTAGTGATCCTTCCGGATCGACATCACACCCTCGACGACACGGATCACCGTGTCCGCCCAGGTCTCCTGTCCTCCGTCCTCCTTGCGCCGGGAATAGGTGCGGTAGTAAACAGCCTCTGAAAACGCGCCGAACCCCCAATGAATCGGGCGGATCCGAAGAGCCGCCCGCACATCCTCAGGTAGATAAAATCGTTCCTCAACGAGCATCGAGACTTAGCCCTCCACCTTCAGGTACTTCTTGGCGAGCGACAGCACACTGTCCATGCACCGGAGCCAGATCATGAAGAGTTCGTCGTCGGGGAGATCCTGGTTCATGGTGGTGTCGCGACCGAGACACTTGTACCAACTCATCATGAAATCGCCACACTTGAAGTTGTACGGCTGCTCCTCGTCGTCGTTCCACGAGTAGGCGTGGACCTCGAACACCTCGTTCTCGAACGAGCCACCGGAGTTGTCGAACGGGTTGTCGAACGGCTCGTCGCTCACCAACTGCATAACGCCATCGAGCGTACACGACAGCCCGTGCATGAGGTTCTCAAACCAGTCGGGCACGTGATAATCCTGTGCCGGTTGCCCGAACGCGATATGCCCCAGTTCCAGGGAATCGAACGTCACCGACTTCGCCATCAGAACCTCCTCTATACAAGCCCCACCTTCACCTGATCCGGTATCCAAAGAACGTCGCCAGTTCCTTGTCCCCGTTGTTCCGGTCAACAATCTTCATCGAAATCTTGCTCATCCGAACCGGAAAGCCGTAGGGATCAGTTTCGATCTCATCGACCCTGGCCCAGTACTTTTCACCTTCGATCCCCACGCTCATCTTCATCCCCCTCAACCAGCCTCACATGCACCCTCAACCCGAGAGCTGTCGCGATTGCGATCATGTGCGCCGTTCCCGGACTCATCCCGTCCCAAACGGCGAACAGCGCCCCGTTATGTTCCTTCACGTACTCCGCCATCTGGCGGTTCCGAAGCTTCCCGGCGATCTTGCCGTACCGGTTCCACTGTGCCGGGAATCGCTTGACCGGGATGCCAAAATAGGAAGCCCACTCCTCACCAAGCGTGTCAATGCCGCGCGCACCGCCAGACACAACCTCGGAAACAGCAACAGGAGGGAACCCGGCAAGAAACAACCACCGCGACAGGACTTCTTCGTCCACACCCTCAATGTCCCGCGACCCGGCAATGATGAGCTTCATGACACCACCTCAGTCGTATACTGGATGGGGCTCGATTGAGAACCACTTAGCGTCATACCCTTGTTCAGCCGCCTCACGACTGCGGTACCAACCAACAGGACACTCCCCACGATACCGGAGATAGGCCGTTTCGCCGAAGTAGTCAGTAACCTCTTCAATACGAACCGGCAATGAGTCGAGCCACTGTTGAGCAAGCTCTTTCGACGACCATACACGAAGAACAACCGGCCCTTCGTGGTCCTCGTACATAACGACATACACCGTCTGCTGATTTGTATCTCTCTCCACCCCGCCTCCTTCTTCTCCCGTGGTGCGTGTATCGGGGCCATAGGGGTAGTTGGATCCACTTCGTCTCTAAGAACTCGTGCATTCGCTCCCTCCTTCTGTCAGCCCAAATGCCGCGAACGACTCTGGGAACTTCGGTTGGGCCAGCTGGTACACCGCTCGGGCATACTCCCGAATTTCCCATTGGGCGTCCTCATGCAGACGCTGTTGGAGGAAGTGGATCACCCCGTGCAGGCTCACCGTCCACCGGGCACGGATGTACATGGCGTACGCGGGGAGGAAGAGCCGTGCCTGTTCCGCGCAAACACCCTGCTCAAGCGCCATGTTGTAGTAGCGAAGTCCCTGACCCACGATGTCGTCCAGACTGTCTGTCAAGGGATTCGTCGTTGACTCGTCGCTGATCGGATCGCCACTTCCCTGTTTCTTGTTCTCCGGCGCAGATCGCCATTGCTCAGGTCTCGGGACGTAGAACCTCGGCTCCTCGGTGACGTAGCGGCGCGAACTCTCGTTCCAGGTCTCAATGGGGTCATCACTGTCCTCGAAACTCCAGACCGACCCCACCCGGTACTTGCCCCACTGCCGCATCACCATCATCGGTGCGTAGACCTCGAAGCTGAGCACCGCATGGCGGAAGGGGCTCCCATGGCCGTGCTCCGCGAGGTAACGCAGGAGGCGCGTATCTCGCTCTCTCAGATGGACACTTTCCTTCTCGAAGGAGACCCGTGCCGCGTTGACCACCGTCAGGTCGTCTCCGAGCACGCCGACCAGTCTGACGTAGCCGTGGTCGAGTACGTCAACACGAGACATCCGATCGTTAGACACGATCAACCTCCTGAAGTTGGAGGCCATGTCCACGGTCAATGACCTCCTCCAACACCCCCATAATCACGTGCAGGCGCTCAATAATCATCGTCTTTATAGCTTCTCGCACATCCCAAGGTGCGCTAGCACAATGTTCGTTCATGCTGTTATTAAATTTTCGAATTGCTGTGTAGAACATCCTCACTTCTTCTGGGGTAAGCGTCATGCATGGGAGACTGCTGTCACGGTCGAGGTGAGCGAACGCCGCGTCCATCGAGGCAATCACTTCGTCGGTCATCCGTTCCTCCGCACAAACAGTTGAGGGACGGTTATTGATCCGCCCCTCGTTTCCCCGTACGTCTATGTTGTTGCGCCAAAAGCCTACGCCGACATCCTCTCCGTCTGTTCGTTTCTTAATAAAGAAGTGAGTAGGACATGGCGACGACGGATATGCTCGCTTACCACGAGTGCATACCGCTCGACGAGTTCGGCGAGCACATGTTCTGGGATCCCCTCCCCGTACCGGTTAAGGATCTCCTGAGCGACCTGGAGCCGCAATCCCTTTTCCTCCTGCCCTTGGTACCGACTCCAAATCCCAACCCTACTGACCACAAAACACCCCTGTAATGCCCTGCGCCCCCCTTTCAACGTGACTGACTTGTGTGTCAGTCAAGCAACACCTGCCACGTTCAACATACTAACACAGCCGGGTTTCAGTGTCTATAACAACTATGGGCACCTCAACAAGAGAAAGGGCGTGAGCTGTATACCCACGCCCTCTATGACCCGATCGGTTGTTGCTTCGCTGGTGCTACGACGCCGCCCGCTGGGCTAGCAACGGAGAGTCCGTGACCTTCTCCCCATCCCAGTAACGCTGGAACGCGCGATAGACGAAGACGTGCTCAAACCCCTTCCGGAACTTGAGGTACCGCTGGATGTTGTCCGCCTTCTTTGCCACCTCCTCCGGATCCTGTCCCTCTAACACGTCGTGATACTCGGTGTGGATCACTCGCCTCCCGTCCTCATCGCGGCCAATAGCCTTGATGATGAAACACTCACCCGTATACTTCGCCTTCTCAAGCAATTCCCAACTCCTTCGCCAAGAACCGATTCGCTTCTTCAATCAGTCGCAGCCGATTCAACGAGAACACCCAAAACAGTCGTGGTACCTGATCTCGGTCCTCTCGGATCAACCCGACTGGCAACTGTGTCTTCCGCTCGAACAATCCGATTAACCGTTCTTCGAGTGCCCGAGCTTCGATTGGACACCGGTTTCGCGTGTCATCACTGACCGCAAGATAAAGATCAAGGAACGTTTCTGCCACCTCATCCAGCTTCATGGCGTAGGTCAGCAGTACCTGCGTGGTTTCCGAGACCTTCGCTGCCTTACGCTTCCACCCACGATTAGGCTGCCTTCGGTAGCACGCTGACATACTCCCTCACTCGCGAGAAGTCCACCTCCTCGATTTCATTGCATAGGTCGGGATCCAACCCGCTCCGATACCGACAGGTACAGGGAGGAAGCTCCCCCAACTCCCGTGCGCGCACGAGCGGTGTCGCGAGCGCCACGGCAGTCAGATATATCTCGTCGTCGTCCCAGATCGGAACCTCCACGAACTCGCGTGGGGCGTTTGGTACGGTCCGCACATACCAGATCCGAATCTCATCCACGGGATAGCCGTGGTACTCCAGGAGCATCCGGTAGATATTGGCCTGGACCACGTGGGCCTCCTCCGGGAGCTCCCGCTTCTTTCTCTTTCCGGTCTCAGCGTCGGTGTACCAAAACTCACGGGACGTGGTCTTGAAGTCAATCAGGCGGCGGTGCTCCGGGTCGTAACTGTCGAGCGTGCCGACGATCGGGAAGGTGTAGACGCGGCTCTCCCCGTTGACCGTGAGCGGCACTTCCAACGGCATGGACAGCTCGACCTCGCTCAGGATCCCAACCGCATCGCTGTGCTGCTCGAACCGGGAGTGGATGGCACTCCCCATAAACATCGACCAGGCACGCTTCGGGTCCGCGTAGTAGTCCACCGCCGCCCGAAGAATTCGCTGTCGAGGACACCCCGTGGCGGCGCTCGGTGACAGCCACCACCCATCAACTCGTTCCTGCTGCCGCCTGAGTGCTTCCAAGGCGGGCGCAGGCCAGCGATCAAAATGACCCTGGGATCGTGCGATCTCCAGGGCTTCATCAAATGTGTACCGTTTTCCGTTAACCGACCAGCCTACGAGCGGGATTGATCTCCCCCCTTCCCCTCCGTCACCTTCTTCAACGCCTCACGAGCCATCGCGGCAAGCTCTTCTCGCTCCCGCTTACTCAACAGGTGGGCCAACTCGAAATAGCCAGACCCATCCACATAATTGTCGTACGCATGTGACCCCGTAACGAGGCGGGATACCTTGAGTAACACCATCATCAGCGCCACGTCGTGCGGAGTCAGCGTATCGTTCGGGTCAAGACGACCGTCGAGGTAGGTATTCCAGAACGCCGCAATATTCCGGAAACTCTCGTACGGATCACCCCACTCAACTCGCTTCTGTCCGTAAACGAGGCGTGCCGCCTGCTGACACACGGAGTCCGCGGGGATATCCAGCTCCGGCGCTTCTGAGCCACTTGCGTGCGGCGCAGCATCACTGTTCGCCTCTGCGCGAACACTCTCAACAACCGCATCCATAAACGCTTGGCGATCCTCCTCAGTCATTATTGGGTACGGGCTAAACGCATCCACCAAAGGAAAATCATATGGACGAAGCTTATCCCAAGATTCCTTTGAGAAAAGAACCGCGTCGGATGGAAGGTAGTAAGGTGACTGCCTCGCCAATGTCCTTTCCCTGTTCCCATGTCGCCCGAACCGCGTTCGGAAACCAGTTCAACAACTCGCGGGCTGCCTCCTCTCCAGCATCATCCTGGTCCGTTGCGATCACCAATCGTTTCCCTCGTGGCACCACCCCCTTCACTGCCGATACCAGCGACCTGGCTCCCCCGGTCGTCGTAATGGGATCGAACCCATACTGCGCCAACAGGAAGGCATCAAGCGGTCCCTCACACACCACGGTCGTGCTTCCCTCGGGGTTGGGTCGGTGAATCAGCACCTTCATCTTGCGTGGGTTGATGTAGCGTGGCTCATCGGGATCACAGTATCGAGGATCGAGGCGGAGTTGGTAGCCAACGACCTTCCTCCCCTCCATGATCGGGAGACTGAACCGATCCCCGGTGTGGCCGAGGAGGTACTTGCGGATCGTGTCCTCCCACAACCCACGCTCGTAGAACCACTGTATCCGCTCGCGTCGCGGCCCTTCCACGAGGGTCCGATGCCAGACACGACAGAGGATGCCCCATGCACGGCGCTCCTCCTCTGTCGCATCCTTCTCTGTCGTCGTCGATGTGACCCGAGGCAGCGTCGCCAGGTTCGACTTCAGTCGTTTGGCAAATTCCCATGGTGACTCGCGTCGGTGACAGCCGAAGCACCAGGTTCCGTCGGCGTAGACGGCATAGCTCGGATCCGTATCCTCATGGAAGGGGCAGTAGATGAAGATCGGTCGGTCTCCCTCCGGCTCACCCACAAGCCACCGGATGTCAGGGATCGCTTCCGAACCAGTGTCGGCACGCAACGGCCCCACCTATTCATCAGTATCTCGAAGACGCGCCACGAGAGCAAACCCACCGTGATAACCGTTGTGTACGTTATTCGTATCGACAGTAAACGTACCCTTGCTCGTTGTTACCCCCAGAAACTGGACCTCATGGATATCGAAGTCACCCCACTCGAACGTCTTGGCATGACTAATCTCAATGTCAAGGAACTGTGCACCTTCATAGTACGAAAGATCATCATCAGTATGCAGATACCGCTGCTCGCAACAAGTACGTCTATCGTCGTAGACATCAAGGATCGTTCCGTCATCAAACTCAATCACAAGAGCGCCATTATGGTAAGCTCTATCGTCAATCTTGATTGACGAGATGGTCTTACCTGACGAGGACTTGACGACTTCTGCGAATTTCGTGCGGTCTCCAGGAAGTATGCAAACCGTGATATAATCTCCAAGCATCGTCCTCTCGGTCCAAGCGAATGTCATCTCCGTTCTATGCTGCATGCGCCGCCTCCATCTCGACCACATCAGACTCGCTCCACGAGGCCGAGATCACGCAGTCCACCACCACCGGAACGCGCTTCAACACCGTACGCGCCGCCTCTTCCATGGCTGCCTTCACGATCTCGGCTCCCCTCAGCGCATGCTCCCGTGGGATCTCCACCACGATCTCATCATAGACCTGGAGCACGATCCGACCTCCGTACGGTTCGAGCGCCCGTTGAATCACGATCATGGCGAGCTTGGTGATGTCAGCGTTACTCCCTTGAATCGGGAAGTTACTCGCCTGCCGCTGGAGCCTGCCTAAGTACTCACCCTCCGCCGGAACAAAGAACCGCTTGCGACCAAGCGCCGTCGTGGTAAAGCCGTTCCGGATCCCCTCCTGTTGCCACCGCTGGATCCGACGCCATGCCGAGCGATAGGTGCGTCGCCACGACTCCAGGAATGCCTTGCACTGTTCCAGACTCATGTAGATCCCCTCCTCAGCCAGGCTCTCCTGGAGCTTTCCCGCCTCGCCACCGTACAGGGTGAGGAAGTTGGCGGTCTTGGCGACCTTTCGTTCGTCGTCGCTGACCTCCTCGCGCCCGAGCACGTCCTGTGCGGTAGCAAGGTGGATGTCTCGACCGGAGCGGAACGTCTCGATCATCGCCGTGTCACCCGACATCTCCGCGATCAGACGGAGTTCCATCTGTGAGTAGTCGGCCACGATCATGACGTTCCCTGGGCCAGCGCGGAACGCCCGGCGCAGCTGTTTCTCCGGAGCATCCCCCTTCTTGTCCGCCGGGATCTGGAGCAGGTTCGGGCGCCGTGCGGTCGGGCGCCCCGTCGCGGTACCATACTGCGCGAAATCAGCGTGGATCCGACCCTCGGGACAGATGCGTGCGATCAGTGGCTCACCGAACGCCTGAACCAACTTGGCTCGTTTCCGATACTCCAAGAGGTCCGACAGCACCCTCTCCGCCTCCGCGTTTTTCCCCCGCATCTGACGGAGAAGCTGCTGGAGCGTCGTGGCCTTCACGTTCGAAACCTCAACTCCCAGAAGGGAGGAGAGCGCGTACTGTACCTGCTGTGCGGAGTTGAGGTCGATCGGCTTATCAACCAGTTCGGCGGGCTTGGGCGGGCGCGGATTCCGTTGTCGCCACTCCTTCAACTTCGCCCGCACGAACCGCTTCCGACCCTTCGGTTGGCCGTCCTTCTTGTCGATCGTTCGGTCGTGCCACTTGTTCTCGATCCACTCTGCCGGAAGCTCTCCCTCATCACACCGGGACATGATGTCATCCCAGTCGTTCATGAGGCATTCGGTCTCCATCGCCAAGGCTTCAAGCCAGGCGTCGAGCCGGTCTTGCTCCGCATCCCGTTTGGCGATCCGGAGCTGTTGGACGTGATAGGTCAGCGCCTCTTCGAGCCGTTCCCCGATCACGTGCATCTCGCGCTCGGCTTCTTCGATGATGGGTCGGAGGATGTTCGGATCGAGCACGACACCGTGCCGCTCCATCGAACAGAACACGGGTGTCACAAGCTGCTCGATCTCCCAGACCTGCTCCAGCTCGTGGCGGCGAACCTCTGCCTGCTGTCGCTGCGCGATCGGCACGAGCACCTGCGCATCCCGCCTGGCGTACGCAACCTGTTCCTCGGACAACTCCCCCTCGTGCCCGACGAAGGAGGTCTGAAGTTCCTTGTCCAACGTTAGGCCGAGGTACTTCTGCGCCAGCTCCGCGAGCGGGATGCGTGCGGTCTCATCACTCCCCCGGAACGATCCGTCATCCCGAGGCAGGCCAGCGGTCAACATCTGCTCGCACACCATCGTGTCCCACACCCGCTCTGGGAACCCACACCCGAAATGGGCATCGAGGAACACGAGGTCGAAGGATGCATTGTGAACCACGACGGTCCGGTCGAACACCTGCTCCCGCAGCCACGCGCCGAGTTCGTCCTTGAAATACCCCCACCGGCTCCAACGGGTGAAGACCTCAGGAGCACGGATGATGAAATCTTCCTGTCCATCCGACAGGACGATCAGGAGGATGTCGTCGTGGTGCCAGTCGAGTCCGGTTGTCTCGATGTCGAGTCCGATCCATTCGGCGTGTGGCAGGGGGCGTTCGAACATATCACCTCCTTCCACTCTATAATCACCTGCTCCGCACGGGTAAGTCTGTCGTAGAGACAGCAACGCCCATTCATCACTCCCATTCCTAGGCTGCATCACGATAAACCCGTATCAACAGCTCCTGCATTGGATGAAAGTGATCTGGATCAACCGCAAGCCGTTCCCCACCCGGCTTGTTAATGTGGTTGACCGTAACGGCGTGTCTCAAAAAGTCGTCTCGGGAAATCCACCCGACAACTTCGACATCCTCCGGCCCCGTCTCCGCAGGCCAGCAGAGGATGCCGATGTCGGCGGTGAACTCATTGGGATCCGTACTGGTCAGAAGAAACTGCCAGCCCCGCTTGCTGCGGTACTTGACCTGCACGCTCTCCCCAGTGGGGAGCCAGAGGTCGGGCGCGTTCTTGTCACCGCTTTCGCGAGGCCGGGGGTGGTAGGGGAGACAGAAGAGTTTGTGAACGGCGTACTCCCCTTTGATCCCGTCGTAATGGATAGATAAGTCGTCTCGATAGGTAACGATCTTCTTGGAGGTATGTGGCTTCTTACGACTCTGGCGCTCCCTCGCCCACTTCCAAATCTGCCAGGCTTCTCCCTCCGTTATTGGAACAATCACTCCTTACCCTTCACTACGATTCACTGAACTTCCTCCTGGTCCCCGCGCGCAATGTCAATAAGACGTTGAAACACATGGAGGTTCTGCTGCACGAGCGAGAGGAGTGTGGGTGATTCCTCGACTTCCTGGGTCAGCCGGGCAAAGTCCTCAATCGGGATACAGATGAGGGTCGGACTCTTCCCACCCCCATGGATCGCCAGTGCCCACCGCTTCCCCTCCGGCCATTCTTTCTGATAGCGACGGATCTGGTCGATGAAGTCAGCAAGCTCCGTCGTGCTCTTGAGACGCCACCCACTCCGTGACTTACACTCAATCCGATACCCCCGCGCCTCGACATCACCATCCTGTCCGGGCCAGACGATCCCGCCGAGGACGTTCGCCACGCGATATTCCAGCGCGCGTCCTCGTCGGCGTGCCCGCGTGCGACTCGACATTTACGTGCCTTCTACCTCTCCTCTCTGTATCACGATTCCCCATCCATGCGGATCCGCGTGCCGTCGTCTTCAAACCGCGTCAGCGCCGGAATATAGGTCATGTCCCACTCACCACAGGGACCGTCCCGCTGCTTGTCCACGTAAACTGTGGCAATTCGCTCCCCCGAGACACCGTCCTGGCGTGGTGGGTTATGCAGCATCAGCACATTGTCTGCATCCTGTTCGATATTCCCGCTGTCTCGCAGCTCGAACATCGTGGGCCGACGCTCGTTGTCGTCCTCCCACTGCCCACCCACCAGGACACGCTCAGGACGGCGGACCTGCGAGGCAACCAGGACCGGGATGTTGTACTTGTTCGCCATGTCCTTGATCCGGCGGGAGACATCGGTTGTGCGTTGGTAGTCGTTGTACCCACGCCCGCCGATCCGCTGGATATAGTCGATCGCGACGAACGCGATCTTCCGCCCGCTCTGTCGGATCTCTTCCAGGTACCCGAGTAGATCACCGATGTCGATCGACGAGCCGCCTTCGATCGCCATCAACGGCGAGAACCGTTTGAGTGCGGCGACTTTGTGGCGCCACGCCTCCCGTTCCTCCGGGGTAAGCTTTCCCTGCTTGACGCGACGAGCACTAATCCGCGTCCCTTGTGAGGCGTAGCGCATCATAATCCGCTTGGCAGGCATCTCCGTGCTGAAGAAGACCACACAGCCCGGATCATCTCCCGTGTCACGATGAACCTGGAGCAGGTGATCGGCGACCGCGAACACACACTGCGACATCAACCCGGTCTTGCCCTGCGCCGGTCGCCCCCCGAGCACGGTAACTTCCGACGGCTGTAGTCCGAGGGTGAACGCATTCCACGACGGAAACCCGGTCGGCAGTCCGGTGAGTTCACGGGGGTTGGCTGCCCACTCCTCTTCCTCGCGAAGGATCTCGTCGATAAGATCCTCAAGACCCATGTCAAGCCGGATTCGACGCCTCCTTCCCAGCGACACGCTGGAGTGTGCGCTCCAACGTGTCGGTGACGACCGTGCGACGCTGAGCCGTCGCCTCCTGCGCGCTCGCGATGATGGCGTCGAGCGACGCTGCGCGACGCAGCACGCCGAAGATAAAACCGATCGGTCGCTCCACGATCTGCCCGCGCCGTTCACGCTGCTCGATGATGTCAATCAATGCGCGGGCCACGTCATCGCGCCCCTCACACATCCGGTACAGGTCACGGATGTGATCCTCACGGAGTGCCGCAGGACGAGCCAGGCGCTCGTCAATCATCTGCTGGAGCCGCTGGCCCCACGCCTCAATCGCCTGCTCGCTCTGGTCGTGCGTTGTCGCCTGCGGTGTAGGCTGCGGCGGTGGCGGTGACGGTGTTCGTACGCGCTCCGGCACCTTCCCCTGTTCAAGCCAGGACATCACCCGCTCAACGGCGTTGATGTCCACCCCGAAGTTGGCTGCCACCACGTCTGCCGACGCGCCGGGATTCAGCATCACCGCGCAGGCGGCAACCAGATCATCCGGCGTGATCGTCCCCTGACACGCCGCAGCAACCAGAAACGTCGGCACCTGAACTGTGTTGGGAACAAACATCTATGCCGCCTCCCGCTTTCGCTTCCTCGGACCCCGGCGCACCGGAATATTCCGCTCCTTCAGGATCTTGTAGAACCGGTTGATCCCGATCCCGTTCGCTTGCGCCGCTTCCCGTGGTGGGACACCTTGGAGGTACATCATGACAGCCCGATCCTCCTTGGACTCGTGCTGTTCTGCCTCTGGTAGCGCCTCGGCCACGCGACTGTAGGCACGGACCAACATGTCCCACGTCACCGGTTGTGGTTCCTGCGGGTCGTCATCACCGAGCAACCGACCGGTCCCGTCAGGTCTCCCTTCCTCGCGCCACGTATCCCGCACGACGCGCTTGTAGGCGGCAAGCACTCGAAACGCGGCGCGCTGGATCCCCGGTACGTGATGGTACGCCGCTGCCAGAAACTCCTCCGCGCCCCGCGCCGTATACTCGAACCGCCACATCGGGTGCTCGTCGAGGAACCGTTCCGCATCCTCCTTGCGGGGCATCGTCTCGTACTCATGTGGTCGATACAGGTCGCGGAGAAGCTGTTCCCCTCGTGGGTAGTGCGCCAGGAGCAGCAGCACCCCACGCGTTGCCACGACCTCATTCCATGGCTCCCAATCCAGTGCGTCAGGATCCGCCGCTGCCAGTTGAAGTTGCCACTCCCAGAACAGAAAGTTCTCCC